TGTTCAATCAATGCCGCCTCAGCGTCGGGGGGCACCAATGTGGGTTTAACACCCTGCAGTTGTGCTTGTTCAATTCTCTCGATAAGAGTAGTGCGCGGGATTCCTAGCTCTCTAGAAGCCGCCGCTTTATTGCCTTTGTTTCTGATGACCGCGTTCAATGCGTCAATCAGTATAGTTTTTGCTATTGTTTTACCCATAATTATCTCCTGTAGTGCGCGAATAATACCACGTTTTTTGACCCTTGTCAAGCAAATAATGATATGGTATAATCTTACCATGAAACTCACAGAGGAAATAAAGATAACAGCACCTATCGTAAAGATCGGTGGAGATGCAGTTAAGGTGGAGGCTCCTCAATCAGAGGGCTCTTCTGAATCACAACAACCACAGGAATAATCCATGAACAGAGCTGGTATGAAAAAACAAATGCAGGGTGGTGCAATGAAAAGAACTAACGCACCCAAGAAAGTTCCCAGTGTGGACAAACGAGTTAAGAATATTCTGTCTCAACAAAATAAAAAGAAACAACTCATGGCATCTTTCATGGGAGAATCTCCTACACTTAAAAGAATTAAATCTAATATAAAGAAAAAGAAACCTAAAAGAATAGTCTAGTGAAAACTAAAACTAAAAAATCCACAGTCAACAAGGCGGGTAATTATACCAAACCTGGTATGCGAAAGTCTTTGTTTGAAAAAATAAAAGCTGGGGGAAAAGGTGGAGCCCCAGGACAGTGGTCAGCACGCAAAGCGCAGATGCTAGCCAAACAATACAAAGCAAAAGGTGGAGGTTATAAATCTTAGTATGGACAAAGTTTGTCAATTTTGTGGGCACAATTGCCACTGCAGTAACTCCTCCCAATGCCATTGTGGTTGCGCAAATTGCGTACACGGAAAGGGATAAGGATGCCGAAAGTAGGAAAGAAAAAATTCCCCTATACAAAGAAAGGGAAAGCAGCCGCCAAGAAGGAAGCCAAAAAATCTGGCGCCAAAATGTTAACAGGAAAACAGAAAAATCTACCAGACTTTATGAAAGAAAAAATAATGAAGTCGAAAACGAAAAAGAAGTAATGGCATTAGCCAAGTCACAAAAAAGTTTAAAGGCTTGGACTAAACAGAAGTGGCGTACTAAATCTGGTAAGCCATCTACTCAAGGTCCTAAAGCTACGGGCGAAAGATATCTACCATCTGCCGCCATTAAAGCTTTATCACCTGGTGAGTATGCAGCAACTACCGCTGCTAAAAGAAAAGGCAAAGCACAAGGTAAACAGTTTGTGGCTCAGCCTAAAAATATAAAAAAGAAAGTAAAAAAATATAGGAAAGTAAAATGATCTGGTCTTTATTAGGAACAGTAGCTAAAGGTGCAGTAGATGTTATCAAGACACGTACTGAAACTAAGAAGCTAATGGCAGAAGCAGAACAAACGCACATCAGAAAGATGGCTGAAGGTGAGATTGATTTCGCGATTGCTACACAAAAGAATATGCAGAACTCATGGCGTGATGAATGGTTCACTGTCATCTTATCACTACCATTGTTAATTGTATTTGGTGCTATCTTCTTTGGTAAGCCAGAGTGGATACAAAAATTAAAAGAAGGATTCGATACTTTAAATCAATTACCCGACTGGTATATCTGGGCATTGATGGCAGCAATCGCTAGCTCATTTGGTTTAAAGGTTACTGACTTAGCTATTAAAAAATTTAAGAAATAATGTATCACGTAGAAATATTTGCATATAAAATTATTAGTAAGATATGTAAGTTATTTGAAAAACAAAAACCGAAAGATGAACATGAAGTTCACTGGGGTATAGGAGGCAAATAATGTTTGAAGAGCTTAAGGAGAGAATAAAAGAACACGAAGGATTTAGGTCTTATGTTTACAAGGATTCATTAGGATTCGCAACCATAGGATACGGTCACTTGGTAACGAAGGAGGACAACTATGAAGAAGGTGTTGAATACAGTCAAGAACAACTTGATGCCGTCTTTGAAGATGATTTTGAAAATGCCTGTGATTGCGCTCAATTGGTCGCTGACAATTTTAATATCAATCTTGACGAGCATCCAGAACCTGTTAAAGAAGTTCTTATAGAAATGGTATTTCAGTTAGGTGTTGGAGGGGTGAGTAAGTTTAAGAAATTTCTTGGACACTTATCTACCAGCACCTATCATCTCGCCGCGGATGAGATGCTCGATTCGCGTTGGGCAAAACAGACCCCGCACCGCGCAGAGAAATTATCTTACATCATCAGAGAGTTAGCCCACTGACGTGGCTTTCTTAGTAGCGAATGTTCCACCCGTTGAAGTGCTTGTTAAGAAAGAGTATCTCTATGATTTTCAGAGGGGGCACGGTGAGTACGAACCAGGAATCTGGATCACCGCTAAATCTATACAAGGTCGCGCATTATATTTCGAGACCTATCTCTATGAAACGGGAGCTCTATATGATAAGCTACCTATCTCGGCTTTTGTCTGGAAAGAGACGAAGGAAGAGATGGAACTCGAAGACCTAGAGCTTTGGGATTGTTTTAGCTACCACATCTCAGTTATACAAAAGGTGAGTGTAGGGTCGGGGAAATGTAAATACAAGGCTCCAAACGGGAATTTTTATTTTGGGGAGTATTTATATACTATAGATAGTTGTCATCCCGATTATAACATACCAGATATTGGGTATTCTGAGGTACCTACACAGCATAAGTCCTTTAATATATTGAAATTAGACAACGGATATTTCGCCGCTCAGCCTAACAATCGGGTAATATTTTATGATAAGTCTTTATCCCCAAAGAAGATGAGGTTCCCAGACTATAAGGTTTCAACTATTGAATATGGTGTGGAAAATAAATCTAAGTATACAGCGGGTGATGATACTAATTTCTTTTATGAGTTCGAAGAACAAAGCTAGGCAATAAGCCTAGCCTATTCCTCTTGTAGATTACTTCTGTGGTATTCTTAATACGTTAGGGAAGTATTGATTTTCTTTATAGAAAGTCATAGCCCAGTACCAATCATCTTTATATTCTGCTCTCGCGTACTGTTCTAATTCTGAGTCTCCGTCTGTTCCTGTATTGTTGAAGATGTTTAAACATCTGTTAACAAATGAGTTAGTTACGGAGAAAGTTCTTGGGTTTGCCATAGTTTCTCCTTTATTGATATTTCAGCCAAGGCTCTCCAGTAGTCCTTGTCTTTGATTGGGAGTGTAGCAAACTTTTGTTTAGAAGTCAAGCGTTTGTTGCTGAATAGCAGATACAGCTTTTTTGCAAGGCTGTCGTATTTAGTTTTTTGTGGATAGGTATTTTGATTTGTCATGTCTCTGTAAATGAAAAGGGCTAGTATTTCTACCAGCCCCTCGTACGTTTGTGGAAACGTGAGATCCCCAAACTGTTTCTAAATATTACATCTAGAAGAAGTAAGGTTCTTCGTGCCCCCCTGTCTCCGTTTTTTTCTCTTTATAAGCACCATGCCCTATACTAAGGAGGGGTACATTTAGTACCTTTAATGTTATAACTATATCACAAGTTAAACAATTTGTCAAGAGGAAAATGCATCGCTCCAATCTCCTTGAACTGCGCCCTTTGCGTATTCAGTAGCCCTAGTTTCAAAGAAGTTTTCGTGTGCCTGTCCATTGACAATATAGTCTACCCATTCTAATGGGTTTGACTTTACTCCGTAGTTAGGCTTCAAGCCTAACTGAAGTAATCTTCTGTCAGCCATGTAGTGTATATAGTTCTTTACTTCTTGAGGAGTCAAGCCTTCGACTGGTCCTTGTTGGAATGCCAGGTCAATAAACTTTTCTTCAAGAGTTACCATATCTCTACATATATCGTACAATGACTTTTTGAATTTGTCATTCCAGATATGTGGCTTCTCATCTAATACAGTATGTAAAAGTTTAATCATGTTCTCAACGTGGTGGTTCTCATCTCTGATTGACCACGCTACGATTTGCCCCATGCCTTTCATTTTGCCGAAGCGTTGAAAGTTTAGAAGCATAATGAATGATCCAAACAACTGCAGTCCTTCACCGAATGCAGAGAACACAGCCATGTCACGAACGATCTTCTCTTCTTCCGTGCCCCCTTTGCTTTCCCAGAGATAGTTATGTTTGTCTGCCATCTCTGCATACTCTTGGAATGCTTTGTATTCTCTGTCATCCATACCAATGGTATCATTAAGTAATGAATAACTATGCGCATGGTTAGCCTCCGACGTAGCGATAGCGGATAACATCATACGCACTTCTGGTTTTTTGAACATGGGTATATACACATCCATATAGGCTTGTGCAATATCTACGTCACCTTGTGTAAAGAATGTTAGAATCTGTTTGACTAGATTCTTTTCTGCATCATTCATCTTAGAGTTCCAATCATTTACATCTTCATGTAATGGAACCTCACTGGGTAGCCAGTGCATCTTCTGTTGTTGGTCATAGGCTTCGAATGCCCATGGATATTCAAATGGTTTATAGTATTCTCTTCCTTGAAATACTGACATGTGTTCTCCTTTATGCTTCACAAGCCACGCATGCGGCTTCTTCTTGTTGATAGTCTTGTCTTATAGTTCTTTCTATCTGACTAGATAGGTTCTCTACTTTCTTTAAAGCTTGGCTTCTCATATAGTAAAGTGTTTTGACTTTACCTTTCCACGCTCTCAAATGAATACCATGTAATGTTTTGGTGTCCACATCTGGTGGTAAGAACAAGTTTAAACTTTGTGATTGACAAATGTATTGTTGTCTGTCCGCCGCTAGATCAACTAGCAACCTCTGGTCCATCTCGATAGCTGTCTTAAACACTTTCTTTTCCTCATCAGATAAAAAGTCTAAGTGCTGTACACTACCCCCGTTAGTCACAATAGATTTCCAAACTTCTTTGTTATTTCTATCATGTCTAATCAATACTCTTTCTAAGTATTTATTCTTCATAAGGAATGTACCACTTAAAGTCTTTTGAGAAAACGCGTTTGCGCGCAGTGGTTCGATAGATGGAGAAGTCCCCCCACAGATAACAGACGAAGAAGCATTAGGAGCAATGGCGATGACATGAGAATGTCTTAGCCCTGTGCCCTCCATGTCTGCGGGAGAACCCCTCTCTGCTCCCAGCTTTTCATTAGCAGATTGAGCCTCGTTGTGTATATGCTTAAATATATACTCATTAATATCTTTAGACTTTTCACCATCCATAGCTACCTCTCTCTTCTGGAAATAACTATGTAGCCCCATCGCACCTAAGCCAATGGCTCTTTCACAACGCGCGGAATTAACTGCGCGCCACATGTAAGAGGGGGCACTTGTAATGAAATGCTCTAAAACATTATCAAGCATACGCACCAAATCTTCTATAAATAATTTGTTGTCTTTCCACTCATCAAAGTATTCTAAGTTCACTGAAGATAAACAACACACAGCAGTTCTGTCTTTGGCTGTAGGTAATGTAATCTCAGAACATAAGTTTGAGTGGTTGAATTTTAATCCTAGTTTCTTTTGTGATTCTGGTAACGCCGCATTCACTGTATCAATAAATGAAATGTATGGCTCACCTGTAGCTATTCTTGTTTCAAGAATCTTAATCCATAAAGTTCTAGCATCTGTTGTTTTAATAACTTGTTTAGTATGTGGATCAATCAAATCCCATGAGTCACCTTTTTGTACAGCTTCCATGAAAGCATCAGTGATATTAATACCATGATGTAGATTTAAATTCTTTCTGTGTATGTCACCGCCTGTAGGTTTTCTCATTTCAATAAACTCTACAATCTCTGGATGTGATACATCCATGTATGATGCATAACTACCACGTCTTGTTGCGCCTTGGTGGAATGCAGTCATCTGTGAATCAACCACATGCATGAAAGGAATCACACCTGTAGTTTTATTACCAATACTTGTAGCCATACCTTGTGATCTAACATCACCCCAGTATCCACCGATACCACCGCCCATGCTAGACAGCCATATGTTTTCAGTATAGTGATCTGCTAATCCTTCACGTGAATCATCTACATAATTTAAGAAGCAAGATATAGGTAGCCCTCGTGTTGTACCCCCATTAGATAAGACAGGTGTGGAAAACATAAACCATAACTTACTTGCGTAATCATATAATCTTTGTGCATGTGCTTGATCATCAGCAAATGTTTTTGCCGCTCGGGCAAAGCCATCTTGAGGACTAGCCTCAGTGGGTAGTAAGTATCTATCTTTCAGTATTGTTTTGCCAGACTCTGTCAAGAGGTCATCGCGAGAGTAGTCTATATTTATTTTCATGTTTGCTCCTTTATTAATTTTGAATGTTTCTCGAGGCGAGTTTCTCATCCTATCACAACTTCACGGGGAATACAAGACCGTCTTGTACTTTTATATATCCCGCTTCTTCCATAGCCTTGACAGTCTGCTCTGATTCACCTGGTGCGAGAGTTCTTCGAAGAAGTTCCCGCTTAAAGTGTCGAAGGTGGATGTATCCTTGCTTCGAATTTGCCATAGTTTCTTTCGACCATACTGCCATATCTTGTGCTAGTTTACCCGCCCTAGCCATACCAAAGCCTGCCAATGCGCGAGGCATAGCCTCTTCTACTTCAAACATTAAGTCCTTAGTTCTCTGCCAGTGATCCCAAGTAATGATCTTATCTTTAGAACTACTAGCTGAGATAGCCAAGGATACTTTAATAAAGTGTGATACTCTACGTTGTGTATACTCAGCTAAGTTTGCATCAGTCGGTATTGGTTCAAGTCCTGTTTCAATATCCTCATTGATCTTATCAAATGCTCGGTCATCAAATCTCGCAGGTCCATACATCTTAGCAATCTCTGACAAGTCATGTCTTAGATTAACAATAGTTGCATCATCAACTCTATCTTGTAATAAAGACTGAGGAATCTTTTCACCATCATAAAAGACAGGAATGATTCTAGATAATAGACCTTGTGACCTAGCATCTTCTGGTAAGTTATCAACAAACTGCTCGGGTGTAGCACATGCAATCCAATTTAAACAAGGACCTTTAATAATGTGCTCACCTGCAGTCTTGGTTTTATGTGAGTATTCTTCTTTACTATCCCACATATCAGTCAAGAACATTTGTAGATAACGCTCGTGTCTTGATAGAAATGTACCAAGTTCTGAAGTTACTAATGTTAATGACCCATCAAAAAATTCATCACCCATTGTAGATAATCTCATGTCTAGTCTAGAAGACTTGGACATATCCACTGCTAATTTTTCTGGAGTAATTCTATCTTGTATAAGATAGAGAGGAAACTCTTTCAAACCGTATTCAACTAACCCAGAATTAAAATTCTCGTGGTCTGGTTTTGTACCCACGGGTGTTGTTAGTTTACGAAATACTTTACTAAATGGTAGAATCAAACTAACTGATTTGTTTC